TAAAATGACAACCTTTAACGGTTGAGACGCCATATCAACGCTTATATGGCGGAGAGAAAGGGATTCGAAAACTAACTACATTATTTTCTATATTTTGAATCCTTTTAAATTCATTAACTTATGATTTTACAGCTCGATAACAATGGCGGTAATTGGCGTTTTTTGGCGTTTTTCACCGCCAATTTACCGCCAATTATTTTGCTGACATCGGGTTCAGTTTTACCGCATCCATTAAATGATCAGGGGCCAAGTGTGCATAGCGCATCGTCATTTTTATATCGCTATGGCCAAGTATTTTTTGCAGAGTGAGAATATTGCCTCCATTCATGATGAAATAGCTGGCAAAGCTGTGCCTCAGAATATGCGTGGCCTGCCCCTTGCTGAATTCCATAGATGATCGGCCAACCACCCGATAAAATGCCGTGATGGCATCCTTAAAAATCCTGTCTTCCGGATTCTTGTATTTCGCAAACTCCAGCAGCTCCGCATAAAACTCCGCATCCAACGGCACCGACCGGATTTTCTTCGACTTGGTAAACTCAAATGTCACCTTTCCGGCGTGCAGCTGCTTGCGTTTCAGCTTCTCGGCCTCGCCCCAACGTGCTCCGGTACGAATGCATAACTGCGCGATCCACCACACACTTTCATTCCGGCAGGCCTTCAGCAGCGTAAACAGATCATCGATCTGTGATTCTGACAAATACCCCAACTGCCGCTCATGCACCTTGATCATATCCGTATCGGCGATAGGGCTCGAATAGTCGATAATCTTCAACTTGCGCAGCTTCCTATAAACCGCATCCAGATAACCATGGCGATTATTAAAAGTTTTGGCTGTAATCGGCTTAACTTCGCGGCTAGCAAAGAACTTTTTCGCGACCGCACCCTCATACGGATTCAAACACGCGTACCGATACTCCAAAAACATCTCCGGAGTCAGATCAACGGCCCTGATATTGCCCAGATCGACGGCCATCTGCTCCAGGATGGCCAGCCTGGCCTTGCTATCGCTTAAATTGATGCCGTGGTAGCGATGCCAGATGCCAATCAACTCCGATAACGTCCGTCGATCGACATTGGCATTGTCCTGTTTTTGGTGCATCAGCAGATAATCGCGCTCAAACTGCTCCGCTTTTTCCTTGACAGCAAAAGACTTTCTTACCCTGGGAATTCCCTTCCGATCGACTTGAACCAGCCATTTACCATCTTGTGTTTGTTTTACAGCCACTTACATACACCTCACGCGCATGCACGCGCACGCATAGGGCAAGAAAATTTTTTTTTGCCGGGGGCTTCGGAAAAGCGTGAGAAGTGTGAGGTCTTATTTTTAAAAGCCATATTTATTATTATAATCAATGAACTATATAACATACCTAAAGTTAAATTTAGTGTGAGATTAGTGTAATTTTAGTGTGAGATTCTCACGCTTTTAAATTACATAAACCTCACATTTCATTACACTACTGAAAAGACACCGCAGCCCGCTATTGATAAGGCATTCGGCGTATATTAGAAAACGCTAAATTACGCAACCTCACGCCATTCTCACATTTTTGGCGGCCGACAAAACAACAGCTAAGCAATTGAAAAAAAATAAAATAAAAGACAACGCAATTAACGTCTCACGTTTCTCACGCTTTTCCGACGGCCTATCCTGAAAAATTTTTTACCAGATCACGGATTTCGGCATGCATTGCCATTGAATCGAACACATCTACACCTTCTGACAGCAGCGTTTTCACTAACAACTCGCCTAGTCCTGCTGACTTAACGGCCGTGTGTATTAACTTTATCCCCGCTGTTTGCTGACCGTGTTGAACCAGATAACAACCAACCGCAACCGCATCGATCACCAGCATCCGGTACTCATCGTCGATCGAATTAAACTGATCAAAGATTTGTTGAGGCGTCATGGTTGCGTTCCAAAAAAATAGCGTAGTGTGGGATATGTAATTTCAGTTGCATTTCCAGCCAGTTTTGCTCGTCTTCAGATGCAGACTCCAAAAAGTCATTAACAAATTCAGTAATCCGAGCAGCCCTTGGGGACAATTTAGAAACAGCGTAGCCAGCCTGTTTTTCAGATATTTCAGCCTGCCTGTCATTGGCCAAGCTGCGTCCTTTGCCGGACAACAACCAGTCTATCGACATTCCGAATTTCAGGTGCATAATCCGCATCATCTGCCCTGTTATCGGAATGTTTTGCCATAAATGATTATTTATAGTCCGCTCTGATTTTTCGCATTCTTTAGCTATTTCAGATACTTGAACACCCTCTTGCTTAAGAAACAAGATCAATCTCTGAATTTCGGGCAGTTTTCTATTTACTGCCTGTTTTTTGAGTGATAAATTATTCATAAATTATCTTTTGATTAAAAAGTTATCTTTTACAGCACGATTATACAGTGATAGCAATGAGAAACTCAGACAAACCCAGCAAACCATTAATCAATTTTCGTCACGATCCAAAAATAAAAGATCTTGTCGAAGAAAAGGCAATTGAATCAAACATTTTGCCCGCCGCAATGTCCAGAATCATATTCAATGCCGGCCTAAAAAATATGTACGGCATAGAAATCAAAGGCAACCAAATTGTCAGTCCCCTCGACGATGCGCATTAACTCCCCTGAAAAAGGGGAGTCTTTTTGCCTATTTTCCAGGTAACTAACACTTAAAAACATACGTCATAACACCTAAAGTGCAGCGGATACATAAATGCAGCGGATACATGCCCAAATTATCGACAAAGGTCCACTGACCGAAAGAGAAGCCGATGTTCTTCGCTACATGTGCGAAGGACTGTTCAGCACAGAAATAGCCGTGCGCCTGTTTCGCTCACCTAGAACCATCGGCAAACACATCGAGAACATTGCCGCCAAACTCGACGCCCATGGCTCCAGTGAAATCGTCCTAATCGCCAGAGAACTGGGCCTAGTGAAAATAACCCTAAGAAATCCGATTAACCCGGCGCTAAAAATCGTCCTACTGTTGATCATGGTCAGCAACCTCATGCCGCCGCAAGGCATGCGCAGACCCAAAACACCGCGCGCACCGACCGTCAGGCTGGTGCGTTTACAACACCGCAACTAAGAGAGCAAAACCATGAAAAAACCAATATCAAAAACCAACCCAATCATCGCCAAAATGGCGCAACTGATGATGGCCATAGAAACCCGCATCCAGAAAGAGGGCTCAGCCTTCCTGCCCCGTCAGCGCAGCCGATTTATAGACCTGACTGCCTTGGGCTTATCCGAACTGGAAGACGACTATTTCACCTACGATCAGATCAAACAACTGGTCGCCAACATGGTGCAAAGCTACGAAAACAACGGCCACCGATGGGGAATTGACCTAGCTAACTGCACTGAAGACAAAGTCGCCGTCGCCGTTGGTCAGCATGGGCACTTTGAACTGTTGCCGATCAACCTGTTTATGGCCGTCAATACCAACAACCCGGTCCAGAGCCATTAACCATGAGCGCAAAACGGATCGTGGAGCCGGTCGTTAACGTTGGAAAACACGAACGGACCATAGCCATAGATCGCCTGACCGAAGGACAAAAACAAGTCATCTGGTTGGGCATTAAAACCACCGATCCGGCACTTGCAACCCTGCTGCAAAACGACCCAAACATTGCGGCATTGAAAAAACAATTAAACGCCACGGTCCAAATGACGGTTGCCGACTGCAACCGTTATTTCGAGGCCGGGTTAAAAGTGATTGAGGAGAAGAAATCATGAACAGCAGCAGCCAAACACCCATAACCATCGAAGAACCGCGCCGAATCAGCCTTGACGAAATGATTGCACTACAACAACAAGAACGCGAAGTCCCTGTCACGCTAACCAATGACGACTACACAAACGCCGTCATCACATTATTAAAACTGGCTGACATGAGCTGCGGCGGATCCAGAGTCGCCGCGCAAGTGTTGCTGGGCATTTACAACGGCGACAACTGGCACATGGACCTCATCGACCTGTGCAATTTAAGCGCCGAATATTACCGGGCCGCCATTATTGCTATCCGTTGCCGTGTAGAAATCTGCCGAGAGCCACAACACATGATCGCCAACGGTACCGCCGTTTTTAACCGTCTGGAAAAAGAATGGCAAAGCTATCACGTTGCTAAACGCTATCAGTCACGATACCAGGCATAAGCTAGAACAGCGGCATTAAATGCCATGGAACAATAACAATGCTAATCGACCTTAACACCCAAATCGTCGACCGCCTGGTCGGCGAATTCAAATTCAAGCACCGCGGCGAACACCTGCGCGAAGGCGTTTGCCCGGGCTGCGGCAAAAAAACCTTATGGACCTGGATCGCCAAACCCGGCATGGTGCAATGCAACCGCACTACCCACTGCAACTGGCAGTCGACCAGCAAAGAGCTGTTCCCTGACCTATTCGAGAACCTGAACAAAAAATACCCGGCCACCGAGCAACACCCCAACCAAACCGCCGACGTCTACCTATCGCTGATTCGTGGCTTTAATCCAGCCGCCATCAAAAGCTGGTACCAGCAAGGCAAATACTGGCACCCGAAAGGAGACAAAGGCACGGCCACCGTACGCTTTTTCCTGGACAATACCCAAACCGTGATGTGGGAACGACTGATTGACGATGTCACCATCACCGACGAAGACGGCAGCAAAGAAACGCGCAACAAGAACTTCAAAGGCAGCTTCAAAGGCCTTTGGTGGCAACCGCCCGGCTTCACCATCCAAGAAAAAGACGAGATTTACTGGTGCGAAGGCATCCTCGATGCGATTGCGTTAAACCTGAACGGCTTCAAAGCCGTCGCCATTATGTCGTCAGGAACCTTCCCCAGCGAAGCCGTCAAGCCGTACCTGGGCAAAAAGGTTAAATGGGTCATCGCGCTGGATAACGACAGCACCGGCCGCCGCTGTTTAAAAAAACATGCCGAACGCCTGCGCGACATGAAAGAAGAAGTCCTGGCCGCTATTTCCAGCGAACAGGACGAAAAGCAGGATTGGAACGACCTGCACAAAGCCGGAAAATTAACCGAAGACGATATGAGGCATTACCGGCATCTTGGCAAGCTGGAACTGGCCAAAAGTGCCTATGAAAAAGCCAGATACATGTGGGAAAACGATCGTAAAAAGCTGTTTTTCGTGTTCACCTTTGCCAATAAAACCTATTCATTCAGCCTGGACCCGACCGAGTACGAAAAAGCCCACGTCCGTGAGCATGAAAACGACCCACTTAAAGCCGATAAAGCCGCCTTTGGTCATGCCAGCAAGATCAACGAGATCGCCACCTTCGCGATGGATTTTCTGTACTTCCAAAAACCGCAAAACGGCGAAGAAGGCCAGTATTTCTTTCAATTGAGTTTTGGCAATCACGCCGATGCCGAACAAATCGCACTGAGCGGCAAAGTATTGGCCGGATCCGGAGACTTTAAAAAAGCCGTGGGCGTCCAAAACCCATCCGCGCTATTTGAGGGCAAGACCCAGCACTTGGATTTTCTGCGTAAAAAATGGATGGAACACATCCCTAAAATCGTCACCACGCTGGATTTTATCGGCTACGACCCTAGCACCGGCGCTTACGTCTACCAGGATTATGCCGTCGAAAACGGCAAACTATTAAACCTGAACAAAGAATCGTTTTTCCAGCTTAGGAAATCCGGCATCAAAACCACCGTCGACATCAAGCAACGGCTCAACAATAAAATCATTGCCGACTGGCTGCCCGACTATCAAAAAGCCTTCGGTACCGGCGGCATGGTCGCGTTGTCCTGGTGGTTCGGCAGCCTGTTTGTCGAACAAGTGCGCCAGCAATACCGCAGTTACCCGTTTTTCGAGATCATCGGCGAGGCCGGTTCCGGTAAATCTGACATGGTCGATTTTTTGTGGAAACTACTCGGCCGCGAGGGTGAATCATTCAATCCCAACGCCTCCACGCTGGCTGGACGTACCCGCAAAATGGCCGAAGTGTCCAACCTGCCGGTGGTATTCAACGAAACCGACAACGAGAAAATAGCCGAAGACCGCCACGTAAAACAGTTCGCCTGGGATGAATTAAAAGATCTATTCGACGGTGAATTCGGCCGCGTCACCGGACAAAAAACCCAAGACAACGCCACCCGAAAGCCGACCTTCAAAGCGTCGCTGATGGCCGTGCAGAACATTCCCGTTATTGCGTCCGAGGCGATCATGAGCCGATTCATGCACCTGCAATTCGACCGCTCTCATCACTCGATGGAAGGCAAATACGCATCGGACCGGCTCAACATGCTGCCGGTGATGGACGTGTCAGGCTTTCTGCTGCACAGCGTCCAGCGTTCAGAAGCCGTGCTGAAAAAATTCGCCGAGCAATTCGACAAGCACCGTGTCACGCTGCAAGCCAATCCCAAAATCAAAATGCAGCGCATCACCGAGAACCACGCCAAGATCATGGCCTTTGCCGATTGTCTTAGCCTAGTGCTGCCGATCTCGGCGGTATCTATCGTAGAGATCCATCGAGCGTTGATTGCCATGGCAGAAAACAGGCAGGAAACGCTGAATGAAGAGCACCCTATAGTTCAGCAATTCTGGTCGCTGTATGACTACGCCAACAGCCGATCAATGCGCTCAGCAGAAGAACTTCAGTATTTCGAGGACAACCTTCTGAACCATTCTATGGATACAGACACAGAAATCGCCATCAACCTGGAGCATTTCCGCCAGCGTTGCGCCGAACTGAAGCTGGAACTGATGGACACCAAAGAACTGCGCCGCCACCTGCCAACTAGCAGAAAGCGTAAATATTTACGCACCGAAGCGATGTATTCCAGATTGGAAAAACGGACCGTGCGGTGTTGGATTTTTAAGCGTTGAGGATGAAGTAATGGAAATAAAAACCATAACACAAAACTGGACCTATCCATTTAGCCGTCCAGATGGCGAGCCTATTTTTTTTGTCAATGGTAAGCGAGTATCACTAAAAAGAGGTTTTGAGCTCACTATTGATGGTCATCTTGGTGACGCACAGTACTTAAAAGCATGGTTTAAAGACAATGGTTTTGTTGATACGCGCAGCCATGTAGCCATGTAGGGTGCGCATCGCGCACCTTATTGGATATTAGAACAATTTAAAACGGTACGCGATGCGTACCCTACATAATTTGATTGAATGGTTTTGAATCACAGTCTATTTATCACTCTAATACGCTCTTCAATGCGAACGCACTTAATGCCTTAATTGTATCAAAGGTCAATTCAATGCCTTTTGTTTTTGATGTCGACTTAATTTTTTCCCAGATTGTGGCTGACCTCATAGTGTCAAGGAGATCGTGACCCGCCATGGTAAGTCTTGGGCTGTGAATACCATAGCTAAATAACCCATCGGCTGATCTTATAATTTTCAAGCCATCTATATATCCATTGTTAATCAGCAATTCAAAGTGTCCATAGATACGACTTGCAATATCTTGATATTCTTTAAACTGTTCTTGATAAGTATCCCATTCTTGATTCGTATAGACTGGCTTTGTAGGAATATCATAAAAAAGTTCATTTTCCTCTTCAACATCAGTAAGTTGCTTACGAATCAAATCCCAGTCTCGCTTCATTGTATGTGCCTGCTGTATATGTTATAGAATTCGCCGAAGTAAACGACACATTCTACACAAACAAGTCCGCCTGCAGTTGTTTCCGCTGGTCCGGATTCAGGTTATTAATCAAATTGGCGGCAATTTGCAGGGTGGTTTGTCGGGGTGGGTTCAGATCGTGCTTGTAGGCCAGCGTGAAAACGAAACTGGCCCCGCACTCGCGGGTATTCAGGCAGACGCAATACAAATCCTTTACGGTATCGCTCATTGCATTACTGGACGTGATCTTGGCTTTTTGGGAACAATGTGGACACACGACACGCATTTAGTTTCTCCGCTGTTTAGCGGATTATAGCAAAAATAAACGGCTATTCTTGTTCGTTTTTTATCTTACATGCACAAAAATTTCAATGAGTTAGGCGTTATTCCCTCATCGCCTAACTGGCTCTAAATTATTCCTTCCACGAACTCATATACTCAATCAATTCCTCTTTCGACACGTCAACCGAGCTGTTCAACGACTCGGTCAGCACATTAATCAGCGCATAGATTCCAGCGCCGTCAACAGGCGTACCGTCTCGTGGGATGGCTTCTTTGGCGAACTTAAGCGCCGTAATCACTTCTTTGATCGGCTCAAAATGCTTATTAACTTCATCAGCTATAAATTTTCTTTCCATCGTCGATCTCCTTAAAAATAAATAGTCCTATTTTAAGGCAAAACCGCCGCCGGCTAATATGTGTAATTAATGACTTACAGATTGCGCCGTATTGGCTTGCTTTTTCCAGTCCGGATCTCTAAACACTACCGGATTCCCCGGTATCATTTCATTGATCTCCAAAAACACCCGCTGCATCGGGCGCACTTCCATATCGTAGTAGGTTTCCTTGCTCTTTTGCAGGTCGCCAAAACCGCCGATATTGGCGGGCAAAATCGCCACCAGTCCAGGATAAACCCGGTGCATGGCCAGCATGTCCATTTCGGCAATTTCTTTGATCGCCTGAAATTCATCCTTGCTGCCAATGTTGCCGACCGGGATCACTTTGACCGGCTCTTTGTTGCCGTTCGTGCGCGGAATGTTCAAATATAAACTGCGAAAGTTTCCCGGCCCTTTTGAATCCCTGACCTGCTTCTCGATCGCTTCGGCAGTTTCTTCGTCCAGATTAGCGTCGGCAGTGACCAGGATGTATCCCATATGGGCGCCGTTGACGTAGTATTTGCGCCGGAACAGCGTCGCATCCTCGCTGAGCAATACCGACTGAATGCCGCCCAGGTATTGCGGCACGCCGTAAATATCCTGCTTGATGTCCACTTCTTTGATGTGAATGACTTCGCCAGGCTTGAACTCAACTTTGCTGCCGTCCGGATTAAGCTTAAAAAACACGTCCGGCTGCTTGCCCTGACGCATGCTGATCGCCGGCAAGCGGGCCAACCTCAAGACGTTGCTAAAACGGTCGGTGAACTGCTGGAAATAAGCGTTGGCCAGCACCGAGTAATCCAGCGCCGCTTTTTTCATTTCGACAGTCGACAGTAAATTACTCGGCTGGAACCACTCGACGATGCGATCTTTCTTAAAATGCAGGATCGGTCCGTGGTAGGCGTTGGCATTCATCAGGCTGGCCAAGCCGCCCAGATCGACCGGAGGCCGGTAATAATCGCCGCCGAAATCCAAAAACGTGCCCAGGTAGTCGGTCATGCGGTTGCTCAGCACCGGCTCCGGATCGCCGAAAGAAAAGACCAGCGATTTTTCGTTACCGGTCGCGGGCGTGCCATCGCTTCGGAAAGTTCCGGCGATTTGTTTGGCGGCATTAATCATGTTTTGAATCATCGTTTCTCCTGGTTATGCCGCCTTACTAAACACGGCTGTCGTTTTGCGCCCATCGTTGTTAATCGGCTCATAAATCAGCGCGTGCATGATCGCCCAAGCAATATCCGCATGCCCGGCTTCGACATTGCGGCTGGAGGCGTAGGTGATCTGGCCGCTGTTGGTGGTGGTTTTGGTAATCATTAAAAACGCCCGGGTAATCTCGTTGTCGCCGGCCAGATATTGGAAGCGGCCGGTATTAATCACATCCAGCGCCTTGACCACCAGCTGGTTTTTCATATCCATGCTGTAGTGGATCGGTGTGGCCTGCGGGTAAAAATCGATGACTTTTTCGTACACGCCATAGCCGATGCCGGTGGTATCGATGCCCAAATGCACGACGTTATGCGCGTCGCGTATTTCCTTGATGCGGTTGGCCTGATAGGTAAAGTTCTGTCCGTGGTAGCTTTTATTGCGCAGCGCCCGCCATTTGTCGCCGGCTTTCAGCGGTACAGCAAGGATAGCCAGGCTGGCGTTGTCGCGGACTCGGCTGGGGTCGTAACCCAACGCCACCGGTTTGTTTTGGAACGGCCGGGCTGCGTTTTCGTCGTAATCCGGCCAGTCGTCATTGGCGGCCTGGCAATCGAGCAGTTTTTGCAGACTGAACACCGACTTGCTGTCGTCGATGAACTTGCACATAAACAGGTTAGCGTAGTCGTCTTCACTGTATTCGAGTTTCAGCTCCTCAATGTCGAACAGATCGCAGCCCATCGCCTCGGCGTCTTCCACCGTAACCATGTGCCGCCATTTACGGTCCGGCCCGTACCAGCCGTTTTTCAGGTTGTCGTGGCTGACGTCAAACTCGACCTTTTTATTGTCCGGCTTGCCTTTGTTGAAGTCGTTGCCGCACCATTCGTCATAGCCTTCGTGGCTGGTCGCCGACGGCGTGCTGAATAGTGTCGTGGTCCAGTGCTTATGCGCCGCCATGCCGCTGGCGACTTTGCGCAGCTTCTTAAATTTTGGAATCCAGAAAAATTCGTCGATGTACAAATCGCCGTGGTACGACTGCGCGGTATTGCTATTGGTGGACAAAAAGCGCAGCTCGGCGCCGTTGGATAGCAGAATGACGTTGGTGCCTTTCAGTTCCAGATCGAAGTGTTTCAGCGCAAAGGCGATGATATACGCTTTGAAGACTTCCGCCTGGTCGCGGCTGGCCGATAGGAAGATTTGGTTCTTGCCGGTGATGATGGCTTTGTTGAACGCCTCGAACGCGAAATAGAACGTCGCGCCGATCTGCCTACTTTTCAGGATAATGCGGACACGGTCGCCTCGATGGTCCCACCAGAGCTTTTGGTAATCGTAAAACAGCTCGTTTCTGACCTTATCGAGCATTTCTTCGGTAATGCCGGACACGTCGTTTTTGATTTTCTTCTCGCGCTTTTCGCGGATCTTCCCGGCTTTCTGCGCTCTGGGTTCGCTATACCCTGCTTCGCCCGGCACATTCCACGGCATGAAAATAGGCTTTCCTGAAGCAATGGCTTCGGCTTCAGCTTTGATCTTAATCGCCACCGCTTGGTCTTTTTGCAGCTTGCCGAACGTTTCCGTCAAGCGGATAAATTCATCCAGTTGCGCCGGCGTTTTAACGTCCAGCTCAGCCAGGTAATTGATGCGCCTGGCCAGCGCCATTTCGACCGTATCAGGCGGACAAAACGCTTTCCAGTTGCCGTCTTCGATCCACTTGTACAGCGTGCGGTTCGGCACTCCGGTTTCACGCTCGATGTCGGCCACGGTGCAGCCCCGGATATAAAGCCGTTTTGCCGCTTCTTTGATCTCCTGCGAGTAACGTTCCGCCATGTAGTCCCTATTATTGTGTGTCACTCACATTCTAGGTGGTTTTTTAAGGCAAAATTACCGGCCTTGTTAATCAAAATTCCTATATTTAACAATTAGGTATAAGCAGGAATTAATGTAATTGTTTTGACCCGAAAAACGGGTAATCTGACCCCTACTTTTTAGGTGTTTACCAGCAACGGGTGTATGAATGGCAGACAGAGTATTAAGGACAGATTGGAAACGCATTGGCCGCAGCGGGCCAACGGTAGACGGACGTGTCATCAGTCCGCAAGATATTGATGACATGGCAGCGACCTATAACAAGGAACTGTTCACAGCAATGATATGGCCAGAGCATCAGCGCTGGTTCAACATGGGCACAGTTGAAGCGCTGCGCTCGGCACCTAATGAAGAAGGCGGTCGAGACCTGTTCGCTATTATCTCCCCCAATCAATACTACCTATCCGCCAATGCGGCCGGTCAAAAGCTGTTTACCAGCATGGAAATTCGCCCCAACTTCAGAAAATCAAGCAAAGCCTATCTGGAAGGCTTGGGCGCAACTGACGACCCAGCCAGCGCGGCTACTAGCGAAATACGCTTCTCCAAAAATGCCGACCAAGGCGGAATTTTGCTAGCCAAGACCATAGAAACGACCGATCAAACTTTCGAAGATCCAGCCCCAACCAACCTGCTGGACCAAATTAAAGCCCTTTTCAAAAACCACTCCAACGAGGATGAAGACATGGCAGATAAAGCCGCATTAGAGAAACTAAGCACGGAAATGGCGGCGCTCAAGGAACAGTTCGCCAAATTAACGCCTCCCGCTGACGACAAAAAGCCGGAAGACAACAAAGATGATCTAGCAACCCAATTCGCAGCGCTGAAACAAAGTCACGACGAGCTTGTTGAAAAGTTCAACGCATTAAACAAGCCGACTGATGAAAAACCTGATGCGGATGCGCTGAAAACGTTACAGCAACAATTCAGTACATTGGAAACCAAACTCAACGATGCCTTAAAAGAACAACCGGGCACCAATGCGGGGCAGCATTTTAGCGCCAACGACACCGTGCTAACCGATTGCTAACTATTAATTATTAACTGGCTACACATAAAGGACTAAAAATGAGACCTGAAACCCGCAAAAAATTTGATGCGTATGAAGCGCGTATCGCCGAGCTTAATAATGTATCGGACGTCAGCAAAAAGTTCACCGTCGACCCATCGGTACAGCAAACATTAGAAACCAAGATGCAAGAAAGCTCCGAGTTTCTATCCAAAATTAACGTCGTCCCCGTATCGGAGCAGGAAGGCGAAAAACTAGGCCTGAATATTTCCAGCCCTATTGCCAGCACGACTGATACCGACTCCGCAGACCGGACACCAACCGACCCGTCATCGCTTGATAAAGATGGTTACCGTTGCACGCAAACCAATTCTGATACTCTGCTGAAATATGCCAAACTCGATATGTGGGCAAAGTTCCCTAATTTTCAGGCTCTTGTTCGCGATGCCATCTTAAAGCGCCAAGCGCTCGATCGGATCATGATCGGATTCAACGGCACAAGCCGTGCCGCAACCAGTAATAAAACCACTAATCCGTTGCTTCAAGATGTCAACGTTGGCTGGCTGCAAAAGTACCGTACTAATGCACCGACACGGGTGATGGATGAAGGTGCTAATACCGGCGTTATTCGGGTCGGCACTGCCGCTGGAAAAGACTACGCCAATTTAGATGCGCTTGTATTCGACGCCGTTAATGAGCTTATCGATGCATGGCACCAAGAATCGACCGATTTGGTTGTTATTTGCGGACGCGCATTGTTAGCGGATAAATATTTCCCGCTCATCAACAAAGACAATGCGGCTACCGAGCAAATTGCGACCGACATCATCGTCAGCCAAAAGCGCATCGGAGCATTGCCTGCTGCCAGGGTTCCGTCTTTTCCGGCTAATTCAATGTTTATCACCACGTTCGATAACCTGAGCATTTATTGGCAAGAAAACACTCGCCGACGGACTATTGTCGATAACGCAAAACGCGACCAAATCGAAAACTATGAATCCAGCAACGATGCTTATGTGGTTGAAGACTACGGCGCAGGCTGCTTAATCGAAAACATTACTTACACCTGGGCATAAACATGACTAGTCCAGCAAGAAGACATTTGGAGCGCAAGGCCGTCGTCGCTATGGGTGTTGATAATGCGTCAGGCCTAGATAAGACGGTAGTTGTAAAGCCGAAGAACAGAGCGAGTGCCGGATCAAAACAGTCCGGCAAACTGGCACATTACCAGGCCGCCATGTCGGCAGATCTAGCTAAATTATCGACATTGGACGACATCGACGCTAAAGCCTCAGCCAAACGACAAATGCTGGATACCTACTGGTCATTTGTCAACGACTACGTCGACAGCTGCGCCAAGTATGCGAACGATATTGCCGTCAGGGTCTGCATCTGGTTGTTCGATATGAAAGACATCGAGCGCGCGCTGGATCTGGCGTTTTACCTGATCGCCCAAGGCTGCCAGGTCATGCCGCCGAAGTTCGACCGCGATCTTCCGACCTTTGTTTGCGATGCGGTGTACGACTGGGCTAATGAGCTGCTGAAAAACGACCCGCCGGAATCGGCGAGCCCGTATTTGGATACTCTGGTTGCGCATATCGATAACGACCATTGGTCATTGTCTCCGCCAGTGCAGTCGAAGATGTACACGATCCTGGCCAAACACAAAAACCGCGAAGGCGACTTTTTGAACTGTGTCGCGCTGTGCGAAAAGGCCGAAGCGGTCAATCCGGTCGGTGCCGGCGTGAAAACGCTGAAAACACAGGCTCAAGCCAAGATTAAGCTGGCGCCGGAGCAACCGGAGCAACCGGAGCAATCAGAGCAATCTGATCAATCCGAGCAACCGGAACAACCGGAACAAACAGAACAAACAGAACAAACGGATAAGACCGAATAAGTTCTGAATAACCATCTCCTCAAAGCCCTGGCTGGCAACCACCCGCGCGGCACATGCTCTCTTGCTGTCAGCGCCGGTTGTTTGTCCAGGCACTAATTTCACTGGAGCCAATAATGAAGAAAAAAATATTTTTAATGGCTGGACTGGCGTTAGCTATGTCCGTTTCCTTATCAGGATGCGCCGAGCCGGAAGAACTTAAAGACGGCTATCAATTAGGCGATATGTCGCACTTGGCCGTCCGAGAACAGGCCGAAGTCAGGCAAGCGGTCAAAGATTACTGCGATAAGCACCGTGATTCAGCCATTAGATATGCGGCTCTCAACATTATTCGATTGAAGTTCCCGTTCATTCCTGAAAACGGGATCTGCGGCACTCCAACCGATCCGCCGCAGTTACCGTTGGCTCAAGAAAACGGAGCCGGCGGCTAATGAGCCTAACCGGTAAATCCGCACTGACCACGGCGGCAGCTATCGCTAACGATGGATTTTGGCCGCAGCTTCTGATCGGCGATTTGATGGACAAATACCGCATTCCATCCGAATACGCCGATAAGGTCATTAAAACCGGCCTGGTGCTGGCGATGGTGCGAGTTAACGACAAGCTGAAACCGGTAAAAACAACTATTAAGGCGCTTGGACATAACACATTAGCAGCGTATATCGCCGCCAATCCAGGTAACCAGATTGACGGAATTGATGTGCTGTTGACTGAATATGAAAACGCGGTGTTTGCCAGAGCAAAGGCTGGACTGCTGATGCAGTTCGCTAGTGTCAACCGCAAGCCGCAAGCCGAGAACCTGGCCAAAGAAAGCGATGAGATGGAAACCTATTGGCTGGATCAAAGCCAGTCCTCTATCGCTGAACTTTTAAAACGGTTCTTGCCTGCTGAATCAGTGAGGAGCAAGGCCAACACCAAGGTAGCGCTGTTATAAAACAAACGGCCACATTATTCGTTTAGTAGAGGCTTCAATGATTAAAAACCTAACGGTTCAACAAATAACGGATGCGCTCTCTCAGGCAGGGATGCCACCCCTATTCAAAGGCGAGCTTAACCTCACCTTGATCGGCATACGCTCACAAAACACCGATGCCAACAGCTTTAACGACCTGCTGTGCGTATTGCACGAGGACGGCGCCGGAAAAATGCAGATTTTGACCTACCCGATCACCACCGATCCGGGCCGGTATTACCGCGAGCACCCGATCAACGCGGAAGGCACCGCCATTTTAAAGCCCGGGCATTATAAAAAGTGCTGGCAGATCGGTTTGCATCAAGGCAAGTACACGGCGCTAGTGCAACGCGGACCGATGACTGTTTACCGCGACCGCAATAAGGACGAGCACCTCGACATGGCGCATGAAGAGACCGGTTATTTCGGCATCAACCTGCACCGGGCCGGCGCCAATATGCACACCGTGATCACTGACAAAGTGTCCGCCGGCTGTCAGGTGTTCGCCAACAGCGAGGATTTTGATGCCGTGATGGCGCTGGCGCACAAAGCGGCGGCCAAATACGGCAATCGGTTCAGCTACACATTATTGGACGAGGCGGATTTATGCCTGGCAACTACAGCAGCAGCTGCCCAAGCTTAATTAGCAGCTACGGGTATAAAGCCCTGCTGCCGGACGAAAAAGCGCAAATCTGCAATGGCGCAGGCGCCGCCGGCAAGTGGATCAGCTCGATCATCCCTAACACGATGTACGGGCTGGACTGCACCGAAGCGTTCAACATCCATGATTACGATTATGAGGTTGGCGTAAGCCAGGCTGATAAGGAAAGAGCAGACCGCAACCTGCTGCTGAACCTACTGACGCTGATTAACCATAAAGGCGGCTGGTTGATGCTGCCACGGCAATGGCGGGCCATGAAGTATTACGAGGCAGTGCAGCTGCTGGGCGATGAGGCTTTTTATAAGGGCAAATAGGGAGGTTTTATGCCGACTGTAGAGTGTAATTTGAAGATCCAGCGACTTGAAATTGTACAAGACCAACATGCCAAAAAGATCGGTGTTCTGTTCCGTAAACAGGCGGCGACCGATAAAGCACTGAGCGACATTCGGGACATCAAATACATCCTGATCGGCGGCCTCGGGTTTTACATGCTGGATAAAGTCGGCCTGGTTGAAACCATAGTGAAGTTTTTTGGCTAAGAATGAAAAAAATAGCAGCCTTACACAAATTTATCGTCGAACTGGACCTATTTGCAGCCGAGCAAATGGAAAGCGATGTAGATGATCTGGTTATCACGCCAAACAGTTACCCAACCGATACGGTGGGGCAAATTGTTATTGCCGATCAGGACTACACCGCAACATTCTTTATCGAACGCTACCCGCACGGTCAGGTATCGTCAGACGTCCTGATCGCGCAGATCAGCGCCTGGCTACTGGCTTACGATACCGGCCGCACCGATCCTCTGACATTCTCAGTCATTGTCGATGTCTTGGATACCGAAACCGCTAACCTTGAATTCGGCATCAAATTTAACGAAAAAATAATCGTTAAAGAAGACATCAACGGCGCTTTAACCGTCAATAGTAAGAAGTACGCATTGCTATGATTACAGCATATCTAGGCGGATCGGCAGCATTACAGGCAAAACTGGCATCAATCACGTCCAGTTCGACACGCATTCGCATCATGCGCTCGCTGGCCAAGCAAGTCCGGTTGAACGCCAAAAAACACGCAATCGCACAGACCGATTTAGACGGACAGCCTTTTACAGCCCATAGCCGCCGCCGCAAACGCAAAATGCTGACCCGTCTAGCGCAACGGTTAAAAGTGCTGGATGTTACGGACAGCTCCGCGACGATCGGCTGGGGCAATGCCTGGGAAAGCGGCATCGCCTATCGGCAACAATTCGGCGAACGGCGCACGTTGACTAAAAACAGCTTTAGCCAAGAAACAGGCGGCAGCAATGCCCCGCGCGCAAGCACCGATCCTGCGACTCGCACCCAAGCCAAAGAGCTATTAAAGGCCGGCTACAAAATCAGACTGCCGAATCACGGCCAGAAAACACCGACTATGCGCTGGATTATGGAGA